TTCACTCTTTGGTTTTTTTAGATATAAATCAACTGCTTTCAGAGTCTTATTACGGAAATCTTCAATCGTGACTACATTGACAACCACCAGGCGAGTTGTGTCAATTCCCCTACCTTCCAAAAGGGATTTTGTGATTGCTGCTTCAGTATCAAAATACAGACAGTATCCAGTAGGATTATTATCAAGGAAATTTTTAACGACGGCAAGACTGAAGAAAGTTTTTCCAGTAGAAGTTTCACCAGCGATTGCAGTAATCTTATTCCCAGATACACCACCAAATATACTGCCGGATACAAGAGCATTAAAAATGTACGAACCCGTATCCACATAAGTTTCAGTTTCATCAATATCCGAAGCTAGTTGAGTGTATTCTCCACCAATCTCCTTCACTATATCTTTCAAAAAATCCACAATTCATTCCTCCTTTTGTTTTTGTTTATTGAGATAATTCATTTTATAGCACCAGAGTTTTTGGTAAAGAGCAGTATCTCCACCAATCCTCATAGCACTAATAATAGTATTCAGTTCTTTTTCGTTAATAGGTAAATTCATCAGGTAAAAAATGAATCAAGATTTGTTGTATGTTCGGTTTTCCACCCAATAGAATCCAAAATAGACTTGAGTGGGTCCAAGAAACTCTTCTCAAATTGTAATTCATAATCAATATATTTGTCAAGTCCCAATTCTTTTGGAAATTCGGAGATAAAGGAAATGACATTCTCCTGTATAATATTGGGTTTTTTTAAGAAAATATACTTAACTTTCTCACCATTATTAATAAGTGAATATTTGTTAGTAAGTTTTTTTTCTTTTATGTGATGATTAAACAAAAGAGACCCACGAACGTGAATTGGAGTTCCCTTACTATAGATTCCAGAGTTAGAACTATACTTACGAATATCAGATGCTGTTCTGGGAAAAGCAATTTGCTCCGGTGGAAGAGATTTAAATTCTTGGAGACACTTATCAATAAATCTAATCACCTCATCTTCGGTTCCGCTCATCATAATCTTAAGACCATCCTTAATCATCTTGCGACAAGGTGCCGGAGTTGAAGACTTGACTGCCTCAATACCCATCATCTTCAATTTAGGTTCAGAATATCTAACTCCTTCACTATCCCAGACATTGAGAATATAACGCTTCTTCGCAGTCCAAATTCCACGGTCGGCAATATTCTCCCGCTTCATCTGCATTTTCTGATCATAGGCATTCATATACTCCGCCAGTTCTTGGTAGCAACCTTCAATATACTTTTCAAGTTCCACCTTACAGATCTTATCAAGGAACGAAACAACGCCTTCAGTAGTTTTCTCTCTTCCCTCGTATACAGTTTCAACCAAAGGACCCATATTAAGATAGATGGAGTCAGTATCAGAAGCAATAACATAATCAAAGTCCTTAGTTTTAAGAAGTTTATTGAAATATGTATTCATCTTATTTTCAATCCAACGAATAGCAACTTGCCCCGAAAGAGTAATTGCTTCGGCATTTGCTAGTTTAAAGTACCTAAACCATTCATTCCCGACACTTCCATAGGCAGAATTGAGAGCAATCTTTTTTGCCATTTGGATATTGTTACATCTAGAAATTTCCTTCTCCAATTCTTTTGTTTTTTTCTTCTCATATTGTTTTTTTGCCTCAATCATTTTTTCCTTAAAAATGACACGATCATTATACATTTTCTCCATTAGTTCTGGAAGAAAACCACGAATGTCCTTACGATACATAGCACCGTTAGGACAGACCGCATAGTCCTTATACATTTCAAAGGTAAGTTGTTGATTAAGAATCTTATCTACAGTTACGGTAGGATGTCTTTCATCAACAAGAGTTTCTGGACTCACATTAAATTGCATAATTAAATGTGGATATAGACTATTTAAGTCAAAATTTACAACCCAATCATAAATTCCAGGAACAGGTTCTTTTACATAAGCACCAGCATACTTAGAATCCTTATCAGTTTTTTCTTTTGGGGGGATAACAATATCCCTCTTCTTCAAATAGTTGTAGATAATAGTATCCCACATACGAACTTGTGAAAATACATCCTCATAATTTACCTTTCCATCATATGCCATCGTAAGGGCAAGTTCAATCAGTTTCATCTTGTCTTCCAAACGGTCAACAAGTTCTACGTCGATAATGTTATACTCTACGAATTTCTGCCAACCCTTAGTATAGAAGTCTTTGAATGTATCAAACTCGGAGTGGTCAAGTTTTTTTTGCCCAAGTTCCACACTCACAATATGATCTAGGCGATAAGATTCCTGTGCTTTATATGTAAATTTTTTATAAAGTTTGATATAATCAAGTTGACTAATACCTCCAATATCATAGGAAATATGCTTTCTTCCAGAGATATAAGTTTCATCCTCAGTTACAAGTCCCCAAGGTGACATTCTCTTCATCAGTTTTTCGCCCAAAATTCTTTCTAGACGACGAACTAGATATGGAATATCATAGAGTTCACTATTCCAACCAGTAATAACTTCTGGAGTATTTTCCTCAATCATCCACCAGTGGATAAAATCATTTAAAAGACTATGCTCATCAGAAAATGCTCGGTAAGAAACATTAGTTTGTTTATTGTCAAATGGACCCAACCCCCAAGTACGAATCTGTTTGGTATTATAGTCTTGAAGTGTAATAAGCAGCACTTCTTCTGCAGCATTTTCTACATCTGGAAATCCATTTTCCGATGCAACCTCAATATCAATTGTTGTTAGTTTAATTTTACTAATATCAAACTTAATTTCATTTTCTGGATATTTATCGGAAATGTATTGATAAATGTACTTCTCATTTCCATAGATTTTAAAATTTTCTACCCCATTATACGTTTTAAAAAACTCTCTACAATCTCTCACAGAACCAGGTTGAACTGCTTCAACATATTCACCATTCAGTGTTTTATATTTGGTTGGTTTTTTAGACGGAACAAAAAGAGTTGGAGAAAACTTCTCACGGGTCATAAAATGTCTACCATTTTCATAACCACGAACCAAGAAGTGGTCCCCAACCATTTGTACGTTTGTATAAAAATTCATCAGGTAGTTAGTTCAAGATACTTTGTAACAATTTCCGGAGTAGGTTCTGCGATTGTAAGAATACTATCAGAATGAATCATTAGTTCAGTCTGATTAGTAACTTCTGGCCAGGGTCTCATATCATCTATACTCAAAAACTGATATGGATTGATTAGTTTACAATCAGGTTCTCCAAGTTCAGAACCAACTTCAATAATCTCAGTAATTAATACCGTATCAACCTTCAATAGAAGACACTTCACATTCCGTTCCATTTACCTTTTCCTCATACATTTTTTTAATATCTTTAACTGGTTCAACAATTGTTACAACCCAATCGGGACGAACTGGAATCTCATTATCACTTGTAAAGAGAATCCAAGAAGAAAATGTTACACTTACAGTACCATCTTCGGATCCTATTGGTTCTTCCGTCAAGAAAATTGAATTACTGACCTGCATTTTATGTGGATTTGTGAATAAGTACCCACACACTTTATCTTCAGAAATCAATTCCTTAATATCGGCAATTACTGATTCTCCAGATTTTAATAGAGCAATTTTTACAGACATTTTTAGTTTTCCTCTCAATTCATTATAGCATAAAAAAGGGAGGTGTCAACTGGTTTTTGCCAGTTACCTCCCTGCGGCAACGATATTTTTGGGGCAGCCTCAAGTATTTATAGGTACTCTTTTCTGCTGTGGTGTTCTGGAACAATCTTACCTAGTCGAATGGTAAGTAGTCCGTCCTCAAAGGTGACTTCTCGGACTTCGGTGTCGTCTGATAGTGTCCATGCTCTTTTGAAACTTCGTTGAGCCAGACCCTTGTGGACAAACGTCCTATCCGATTCAGTATCTGATTTTTGCCCTTCGACAAAAAGTTTTCCATACTCTGTGAAGACATTTACTTCTCCCCTCTTAAATCCTGCAAGTGCGATCTCTAAATGAGACTCTACATTATTTACCTGAATTAGATTGTAGGGTGGATAGTTATTTGTAGTTTCGTGAAGATTGAATAGACGATCAAAATATTCGTCCATTCCAATACTATTGCGAGTAATCCTATCCATTAGAGCAGGAAGATCCGCAGCAGTATATCTCGTAAGATTAGTCATTATGGTAGCTCCTTTTTAAAGCGAGTTTGTGTTTTGTGGACCCCGAAGGCGTCCTTACTATTATATATGAGTTCATAATAAAAAAGGGAGTGTTGAACTCCCTACTTTATTATTCGGTTTCTTCAACCTTTTTCTTCTTAGAACCAATATTATACTTAGTCTCTAGAATCCAGTCACCTTTTTCCTTATGCGGGAGAACTTTAATTTGATTTAGAGGGGCAATATCCTGAACCTTGCTCACATCAACTACTTCAACCAATCCCCAATCAGCAATTAACTGAACGATACGATTACGACGCTGAATATCATTTACAGTTAAGTTTGCGTGTTTGCCATCCAGAGCAAAAAGTTCTTTAAAGTGTGTAATAAAATAACGACCTTGCTTATGAAGAATGTGACAACTCTGATAAAGTTTCTTCTCTTTTCTTGAGGCAACTCCAATACGAGTCAAAGTTTCACGAACTTTTAAGAAATCATCTGGTTCATTCAGAATGACTTCTATCATCATATCAGGCGACCATTGTACAGTGTGTTCTTGAACGACACTCATTTTGTTCCTCCAGTTTCAAATTTCGATTTAATAAA